TTCCTGTAGTGCCAAAAGCATAAAAAGCAAAGCCAATACCTGGTTCTACAAGATTGCTCATTGACAGAGTTTGATTGGTCACAGTAGTTCCACTGGCCACGTGATTTTGTTCCAAATCCGCAATAGTAGTTGTTGCTATACTCCAATTTGGTCTGTAAAACAACATAAGTTTTCTATGAGCAGTTGCGGCACTGGCTGATTGTCCAGTGATTGTGGTGTTGACGTCACCACTGCCTAATACCTTATAACTCAGTGTCCACTTGTGACTTGAACCATTGTAGGTAGTAATGTTGGTAAAGTTCAATGGTGTGGTATTGGTAGTTGTCAGTGTGTTGATACGATCAAACAAGAAAGCAATATCACCTGCCTGTGTGGTTGCGGGAATGCTGATAGTGTAAGTGCCGCTGGTAGCACTTTCAGTGCTGGTCACATAGGTAAAACTCTTGTTCACTGAGGCTCCAGCACCGCCACCACCCATGTGATAAGTTGCTATTCTTGCAGCGCCAAACATTATGCAAATCCTTTGGCCAAACTAGCATAATAGGTAGTGCCAATATAACTTACAGTAAGAATATCTACTGTGTTAGTTGTTGACAGCGTTTTACTAGCACCAGCAAATAACATTGTTGAAGTAAGTGTTCTATTTGTACCATTGGTTGAAATAATCAATGTCAATGTCTGACCACTTACTGGTGATGTAAATGCTGAAAATGTAAGATTACCATTAAGTGTAATTGTTTGAATATTACCATTGGCCACGTTAGGTGTTATTGTACCTGAAGTAGTGCCAAGACTGAATACAGCCTCATTATATTCAATATTTTTAAGATTTAAAACACCAGTGCCGTTTGGAGTAATGTCAATGCTGGCATTGGCACCTTGATTAATTAAAATAGTTCCTGAATTTGTGCCGTTATTGGTTGATAATGTAAAACTACCAGTACCATTAGTAGTTATAGTAGCAGCTGAATTGGCATCACCTATTTGAACGTTATCTGTTATTAACAGTACATCACCTGTGCCATTAGGTTCAAGAGTAATATTAGCATTAGCCCCTTGGGCAATTGTAATTGAACCTGAGGTAGTTCCACTATTGGTATTAAGAACTAGGTTACCAGCACCATTTGAAGTAATTGTTGCTGTGGCTGCTGCATCACCTACACGTACAGTATCTGCTGTTAATAACACATCACCAGTGCCATTAGGTGCTAATTCAATGTTTCCATTGGCACCTTGATTAATTAAAATAGTTCCTGAGTTTGTGCCGTTGTTGGTTGATAATGTAAGATTACCTGTGCCCCAAGTAGTTATAGTAGCAGCAGCATTATTGTCACCTACACGCAGGGTATCACCATTACACTGAACATCTCCAGTACCAGCAGGCATTAAAGTAACATTACTATTGACTCCACCGCCAATAGTTATACCTGATCCTGACAAACTTCCACCTAGATATAAACTAGTGTCTAGAGCAATAATCTGCGCACCTAAACTAGTTTTACCTAAAGTTGTAGTATAAGCATTTACGTCAAAAGCACCATTGGTAGTTTCACTCATAGGAGTAAGAGTTAAACTGGCATTGCCCCAAGTAGAGTTTTTGGCAGTTACAATAATATTAGCATCGCCATTAGTTTCAATGTTTGCATTGATATTTGCGTCACCAATAATTACTGTATCAGCAGTAAGCAGTATATCACCTGTGCCATTGGGCTCTACAGCAATATTACCATTAGCCCCATCATAAATTCTTACAGTTCCTGAACTGGTACCATCATTGGTTGATAAGATAAGATCACTGGTACCAGCAGTGGTTATAATTGCATCTGTGTTAAATTCACCAACTTCAATAGTATCGCTGGTTAATAATACACGACCAGTGCCATTAGGTGTTAGTTCAATATCTCCATTACTAACACTGACAATTTGATTGCCATTTACGTCAAGATTACCACCAAGTTGTGGTGTTGTGTCTTCTACAATATTGGCAATGCCGCCACCGCCTTCGCTGATGTTGACATAGGTGCCATTGCCCTTTTTAAAATGTAATGTACCGTCTGTTAAATTAAGACCAATTTGGCCTTCTACTGTATCGCCTGACTGCCAAGCGTAGCCAGTTGTTGTTGTTCGTTTATGTCTGATTGCCATAGAGTTTCCTCATTAAATGTATTAGGCAGGGGGCATTTCACCCCCCTTGTTTTATATATTAAAATGTACCGTCGTCAACGTGCTGACTGAATTCTAGTGCTGAAGCACCACTGTTAACTTTGACGTAGTAACCACCAGCACCGCTGTAACTTGCTGGAACATCAGTTAAGCCAGTGAATACTGTAACACCACTAGTCTGTGCTACCCAACTTAACTGTCCTGAACCGTTGGTCTTCAACACATAGTTAGCTGAGCCATCACTGGTAGGCCAGTTTAAGCCATCAAGAACAATGCTACCTGTGCCACTGGGTGTCAATGTGATATTAGCATTGGCTCCATTGCCAATAGTGATTGTGGGATCTGGATCATTGCCTTCATTAGTGGTCAAGACCAAATTACCAGTGCCATAGGTTGAGATTCTGGCTTCTGAGTTTAAATCACCTAGACGCAGGGCATTAGCGACCAAGTGAACATGGCCAGTGCCGTTGGGTTCAATTGTGATATTGCCATTAGTGCCATCTTGAATTGTAATACTACCACTGTTAGTACCACCATTAGTATTCAATGTAAGATCACTGGTACCTGGAGTTGTTACAGTAACGTTGGTATTGTTAACGCCAACTTCAACAGTTGAACTGTAAAGAATTACTGCGCCAGTACCGTTTGGAGCAAGTTCAATATCGCCATTGCTTACAGATACAATGCTGTTACCATTAACATCTAAATTGCCACCAAGTTGTGGAGTTGTGTCTTCTACAACATTCTCAAGTTCATTGCCAGTGGCCTGTGTGCCAGTAAATGCAACAACACCGTTAGTGATGCTGATTGCTGTGCCACCTGAAAAATGAGCACGAACTTCGCTGGCGCTAGGTCCAGTGTAGGTAATAACACCAGTGGTGTTGTTGTAACTTAATGAACCATCACCACCTGAATCTGTTACTGAAATGGCTGCGCGAGCATTTGAATCAGCATACTGTGTAATAGTTGTAGCAACTACACCATCAGTGATTGTGATACCTGTTCCAGCACTGAAAGCAGCACGATAATCACTAGTACCTGGTCCAGTGTAGGTAAACACACCAGTTGTGTTATTGTAGCTGAATGATCCATCGCCACCTGCATCTGTGGCACTTACTGCTGATCTAGCATTTGAATCAGCGTATTGTGTAATAGTTGTGGCAATTACACCGCTGGTAATAGTAATGCCTGTACCTGCGGAAAAGTGTGCGCGAACATCACTAGCACTTGGACCTGTATAGGTAATAACACCAGTGGTGTTGTTGTAACTTAATGAACCATCACCACCGCTGTCAGTAACTGAAATAGCTGCACGAGCACGAGCATCTGTATAGTAGAGATTAGTTGAACCTTCTGTTACTGCGTCAGTTGAACCTGGGCTTGCAGAAATTTCAACATAAGTTGAACCACTCCAACGATATGTTTTGTTAGTGTCTTGAGCAACATAGATAACACCTGCTGTACCTGTTGCTGGAAAACTGGCCAAATTATTATATTCTAATACATCATCAACATAACTTGGCAATTGTGTTGATGGAACTTTACCACCTGAATCAAGACTGGCATAACCATTGGCTGTACCTTTGTTGGCAGCATTTTCTGGTGTAAATGTCAATGCAGTAGTAACATCATTGCTGGATAATGTAACAGCACCTGTGCGACCAAATACTGATGTTACTGTGTTAACCTGTGCGCCTGCTTCAATGCCATTGACCTTGTCAACAAACTTCTTACCTGCAATTTCGCGAACTGTGCCGCCAATTTCACCATAATATAGTGTACCACCGTTTGACGAGCCTTCTGCATAGGCTAACTGACCACTTTCTAACAGCGTTGGCGCTGTATTTCCTGAACTACGTTTAATTCTTATTGCCATGTTAGGCTCCTTTTAAAAAAATCCGTCATCATTGATTGGTTCCCAGGCATTGTTGCGAGCTGTGTAGAACGCACCAGTTAAGGGTCTATACCAATGTTGACCTGTACTTTGAATATTGGGCTGACTATCATTTACCAAGGTAGGATCCTGCTTGTCTGCCCAGCCTAATACGCCAGATCCATTTGTTTTTAATACTTGCCCATTACTACCATCACTGTTAGGGTAAGCAATGTTTCCCAGTTTAACTTTACCAGTGCCACTAGGTTCTATTTTTATATCTGCATTGGATGCACTGGTAATTATTTTATTAGTTTGAACATCTAAATCACCACCAAGTTGGGGTGTAGTGTCTTCAACTATATCTGTGATACCAACACTTAATCCCAGTGTATTAGCATCTGCCCAAGCAAGTTGTCCTGAACCATTAGTTTTAAGTACAAAATTAGCTGTGCCATCTGCCTGTGGCCAATTAAGGCCATCTAATACAATACTACCTGTGCCATTTGGCGTGATGGCAATGTTGCCATTAGCACCTTGATTAATTACAATGCTACCACTGTTACTACCAGCTGCTGTATTTAAAGTAAGATTACCTGTGCCCCAAGTAGTTAAGGTTGCACTGGCATTCTGATCACCAATACGCACAGTATCTGCGTTTAACTGCACATCACCTGTGCCGTGTGGTGCAATAGAAATATTACTGTTAAATGCACCGCCTATGGTAACAATACCACCATTGGCATTGCCGCCACGTAGGATAACATCACCTGTGCCATTGGCAGTGACAGTGATATTACCATTGGCTGTGCCATCTATTTGAATGTTGTCTCGTACATTTGTGCCAATTGAAACACCATTGCCTGTGATAAGGATACCTGTGTCATATAAACTAGTGGCATTGACAACAATTTGATTGGTAATTAAACTGTCACGTAAGGTGATTGAATCAGCTGTGTGATTAATCTGAAAGAATGGAGCATTAGTTCCATTGTTTGTGGTAAGACGTAGAGGATTTGTGCTGTTGCTGGTTATGATAGCTGTAGCTGTGCTATCGCCAACTCTCACAGTATCTGCATTAAGATATACATCACCTGTGCCATTAGGCTCTACAGTAATGTTTCCATTTGCTCCAGCAGCAACAGTGATCTTACCACTGTTTGTACCTAAATTAGTTGTCAGTTCAAGTCCGTGACTACCATTGGTAGTTAACTGTGCTGCGGCTAATCCTGTGCCAAATACTGTGATTTCTGCGTCATTTAATACACGGCCGCCAGGTCCAGGACCAAATTCAACATCACCGTTGACATCTAAACGTAGAGCAGAACTACCAGCATTGTTTAAAGGATCACTGGTTAGTATAAGACTTTGACTACCACGGGCAAAGATATAACCAGGTTCAGATCCATTGCCAACATTGACAATGCTTTCTAAATTAATTTCACCTGTGCCGCTGGCCTGTATGGTAACATCAGCATTGCCAGCACTGCTTATTTTATTGCCGTTGGTGTCTAAATTGCCACCTAACTGTGGGCTAGTGTCTTGAACTAGTTCAGTAAACCCACTGCTGCTGTTAAAGGTTATGGTATTGTCATCTGTTCTTGTGATGGTAATATTTGAACCAGCAGCCAGTTTAACTTCATCTACAGAACTGTCGCTGCCTGTGAGTCTTAAGTTGGCTCCGCCTGTGGCAGTGACTGCAGAAATTGCATAGGTTGTGTTAACATCACTAATGTTAGCCCAGGCTGTGTCATAGTCAATGGTGCCTGTTTTTCTTAAGAATTGGCCTATTGATCCACCAGCAGGAATGCCATTGACTGCCTGTCCGCCACCATCTTGAATGATAATACCGTTGTAACTGACTGTTACAGGATATTCTACATTGGTAACACTGAGTTGATTAACCACAGGTGGTGTTATGGTTATACCATTTACCACTTCTTCTACTGTTACATTGATACCTAGATCATTGACAGTGGCTACAGTTATACCATTTTGAACTTCTTCTATGGTTATATTGTAGGCCATATTACGCTCCTAATGTCAGCGCGGTATATCCTGTGGCAGTTATGGGATCTCCTACAGTGACATCTGGCTCCCAGCATTGGACTAGTGCCCAACGATGGCTGCTGATCTGTGCAGGACTTGAAGCATCTGTCCAGGTAAGACTAAACACAGTGATTGGTACATTCTTACGTGCATCTGGCACAATAGGTCCAGCATACATGTTAGCGGGCAAATTGACTTTGACTGTGCCTGCTGAAGCACTGATGATTGCGGGTGCTAATCCACCACTTACTTCTACTTTGGCAAATGAACCTATCACAGTTGAATTGGCAAAGTTAGGCTTATTGGTATTACGATTAAAGGCAATTTCATCAATGACCAATGTTTGATAGTCAGCGGCAAAAGTCCATCCAGTGATGTTCAGAGCCGCTCCTGCATCATCTTTGAATGTATAGATCAGTGTTTTTTGATTTGAGGGAAATACATTTTCAACCTGAACTGAGTCTGGGCCTCCAATGTACTGTTGGAAGTTTAAAATACCTGGCATATATGCTCCTAGGGGATAAAATCATTGTACTATGGCACAATGAAGTTAATGTATTTATAGGGCAGAGGCTAAAATGCCCCTATAATGCCCAATAAATTAATCTAATGTAATTGTAAGGTTACCTGGACTGATACTGAATGTATCACCAATGCTTACAGTTTTGCTGGTAACCACAGATCCGTAGTACAGTAAATTGCCACCTGTTGCAGCATCAAACAACCCAATCTGTGTAATTGTACCCCAGTTTGATGTTGCTGTACTAAACAATATGGTATTGGAATTGCTGACGCTACCACTGGTCACAGTACCAAATGCAACAGATTGACGTGCATATGCAGAACCTGAAGTTGAAATCTCATTACCACCACCTGTTTCACCTAGACTAGATGTAAACAATCCAATATAGATTGTTGTTGGTGGTGTGTATGGATTAGTTGCACCCTTTAAGGTATGTTCCAAAATTTTATTTTCTAAATAATTACTAAAAGCAGTCATTGTTATCTCCTTGATATTTTACTTATAAGTTTACCATTTTTGTAATGGACAACTAGAACCGTATATTCTAGTTTTAATTTTCATAAAGCAACCGCATTGCTTACACATACTAGCAATAGATGTCAATTGATCACATTGTTCACATACATTGAATCTTTTGGCAGCATTCTCTTCTTTATTAAGGTACCATTGAGTTTTTTCTTCTTTGGCATCCTTAATTTCTATAGTTTCCATGGTTTGAATCAAACCTTTGTTACAACAATTTTGATTATCCATCATAACCATATACTGTTACAGTAGTTCCTGTAATCAAACCTTTTGGTATTACAGAATTGAATGAGGTAATAATCTGTGCAGCCTGACCACCCATGTTGGCAGTTCCAGCAGCAATAGTTTCTGTGGTTGCCACTGTAATGGTACTGGGATTGCCTTTGGTTACAGTAAGAGTTTTAGGAACTGTGATTGTAGATTCACCAGCAAGTGGTTTTGGAAACAACATAGTCTTAAGCACAGTTACACCTTTTAATTGATTGTCTGTGCCATCAAATGATCCGCACCATACCACAGGAACACTGACATAGGAACAGGTAGTATCTGCAGCAGGGGGTGAATCATTGTCAACAATGTTGATAATTGCAGTTCTATCTAATTGTCCGCAGTGATCTGTAACAGATGGATTAAATGTTACAGTGATGTCTTGATTACCTGTATAAATTGAATCATTTGCTGTGGCCACTGTCAGAGTAGCTAGATCACTGTTAACTGTGACATTACCAGTAAGAGCAGTAGTAACTCTGCCCACGCCTGGTCCTGTAATTGTATAAGGTATTGATGTGCCATTGGCAACACCTATAGTTGAAAGTGTTACAGTACTAGAATTACCTTCTGTAACACTGGTTGGGCTGGCATTTGTTATGTAAGAATATGGAAGCTTATCTTTGATTTCAATAGAAGCTGTGGCACCTGGAATTGTAAACACCAATGTTTCTGTTTCAGTAGACACGTCTTCAACAATTGGAATGCTTAAAGTTTGATTAAATTTAATTTTGCCAGTAAGTGGAAAAAGTTATTTTCAAGTGTGGCACTTTTAGGGCTTAATATCTGTGTAATAGCTCCAGTGATTGGATTCTTACTAAATGCACTGGTCAGTAGATTAGTGACCATGCTGGCGCCCAACAGTTTTAATATTTGACTGCCAAAGTTTATATCATCTTTGGTTTGAACTGTGTCATTGCAACTTTTATCAACAATGTTGTTGACTGAATCTCTTAATTTTCTCAATACATCAGAAGTATTATAAATGGCTTCATCATATTCAAATGCAGTGATATCCAATGACAATATATTGTCATCGCCGTCTTCTTCACCTATGCTTAAAATTCTAAATTTCTTTGAAGAGAATCCATACATTGAAGCAGTGACATCAATGATATCTCCTGCCTTTAAACCTAAACTGGTAAAGTCTGTACGGAATTTAACAATCTTATCAATGCGACTTTGTTTTAATTCTCTTATGGCCAATGCTTCAATCTGCACAGGTTCATTGACACACTTAATTTCAAAATTTAAGATGTTGTCTCGTTCATTGGGGAATCTACTTGATGGATTGATACTGTAGACAATAGTATCCTTTTGATCTAATAAATCCTTGTGTGGAAAATCAACTTGAACACTATTGTATAATTCATTGATGCCTGTGCTGCTTACTGTTATGGCTCCAATGATATTGCTGTCATTAAAACTTTTTATGCTGTTACCAGGTTGATTAATTACCACAGACCACTTGCCTGAACCAATGTCAAACGTTGCCCAACAACCTGATGCAGTGGCCAATGTATCAATGTTTTCTTTTATTGATAATCCAGTATCAATAACACCACTGATGCGCCAACTAGAATCTAATATGCTACTCATTTTTATTCCTTACGTATGTGCAACAATTCTTACAAAACCTTGACCGCCACGTCCTGGTTTTCCAATAGGAAAGACTGTGGTATTATAATTGGTATGACTACCGCCACCACCTCCACCAAAGTTATAATTTCCAAGTGGTGTATTAGTTGATGGTGTACCATCTTTAGCATCTAAAGGTCCTGATCCCCACACTACATTTACGCCACCATCGCCACCACCATCAACACCTAGACCTAAAGGATTAATTCCATCTTGTCCTGTTCCAGCAGAGCTACCACCACCTCCGCCTGCAAAGAATTGTCCTGGATATCTCCAGCCTAAACTTGCTCCATTTGTTCCACTGCCGCCACGTCCGCCAACAGCAGTAAAACTTGATGCTTGTGCGCCTGCGCTGCCTGCGGAGCCAACACCACCTCCGCCTCCTCCAGCAACAGCATAGCCACCTTGTGCGCCACCTAAATTTCTAGATTGAACACCAGTTGCAGAAATACTGATACCTGATCTTCCGCCAGCACCTGAAGTTGAATTTGCTCCATCTCCTCCAACTTCACCACCGCCTGATGAGTAAGTTTGAGAGCTTATGGTAACATAACTTTGTTCACCTTGGTTAACATTCCAACCAGTGCTGGGAACTGAATGGAAACCATCCCATATGCCACCTGCTCCTATGTATACTGTGGCAAGTTGTCCTGCTGTTATAGATATATCATTGACTACTCTTATACCACCAGCTCCGCCACCTCCGCTGAGACTTACACCTAATGGTCCAAATGGATCTCTTATTCTTCCACCAGCACCACCACCGCTGACTATTAAAAGATCAATCTTATTTCCATAATTGACATGAGTCCATGCAGGAGTCCAAGAATTAGAACCAAGTGTGTAAATGTCAACTATCTGTGGTCTATAGGCAGTGGCAACGCCTGATATTCCTATAGAACCTGTAAACACTAATTGTCCATTTACTGACTGTGCCCAAGATATAGTTCCTGCACTGGTAGTTCCTGGATTTGGAAAGAACAATATTTTACTGATATTGGCATTTACATAACTGACAGTACCTGATAATGTTATTGAATTAAGAGGGCTGGTAGTATTTTCATTGCCTGAAAATTCCCATTTACCCAATGATGAAGATAGTGTTATAGAAACAGTATCTGACAAAGGATTTGTTGAACCTACAGTAGGAGTATTAAGATTAAAAATAGCATTAATATTATTACTTTCGTAGGTTCTAGATATAAAATTAGTTGCAGATGTAGTGATAGTACAACTTATACTTGCTCTAGCAGTTAAATTACTGCTGGCAGGTTTACTAGCCAATGTCAGTGGTACTGATACTGTTGCATAGGCCAACAACACTATACCATTGACTGCAATGTTACAGTTAATGGCAGCAGAAGAAGTTAATGCAGCATCAAACTTTAATTTATTTTCAGGATTAAAATAAGTACTGGCATTGGCTGCTAAATCAATTTCAATGGCATAACTTACACCATAGGTATTATTGAGCAATGCAGTACCATTTAACTGTGCTACATAGTAGAATCTATCATCATAGATATTCCAATCTCTTGTTATTTCTTGATTTAAAGTTTCATCAAAATAAATGATTTCAGCAGTAACGTACCACAGTGGATAACTGGCATAGTTAAAAGGCAAAGACCAAGTGAATAGTTTTACTGCATTCCAATCTTTAGCACTGGTAATTCCTGACAGAGTATATTCTGAACCTGATACTGTTAGGGTAATATGGCTAGGTAAAGTAGCCCAGCTTATTGTAGATCCAACTAAAGGATTAGCCTGACCAGTAACTATTTTTACACGATATCGCACATTGGCAGTTTGATAATTGATAATTTCTACAATATTAATACCTGGTTGAGGAACAATAGTAGTAGTGTCTATGGTGATAATTTGATCTTCTGCAGTCAGAGGAAATTCTCTGTCAAATTTTACACCAGCTGGTCTAGCATCAATAAAATCAGTGGGTTGATTTGCAAAATTGTTTAATTCTTGTAGACTGTTCATGATGAATAAATCTCCGTTGGATCAATGCCAGCACCATATCTAGTATTGGTCATATAGTCATACAAGCAATCACCTGGCTGAGACATAGAATTTTCAATGTCAAATCTCACAGTACCTAAACTAGTAACACCTGCTTCAGCATCGTAGTCCATCTGCACAATGGCAAATATTAAATTACTCATTGAATGATTTGATGTCCAACCTGGCATAATATTAGTGGCATTTGCTAAATTTGTATTAGTATAACCAACAGGACATACAGGAGATTGGCTGTTACCAGCATAGCAATAGACTTTAATTTTGCCTGCTATATCTGTACAAATGTTATTGGCTTTGTCAACAAATCCACTGGCTGTTATACCATCACTTTGAAATAATAGTCTGTTGTCATTCCAATAGATGTTGTTAAATTTAAATTCGCTGGCAGCACCTGCACCTAGGTTAGTATTGCCTGTGCGTTCACAGATAGTAAAACAGAAAAACATAGTGCCATTGCCATTGGTTAATACTGCATCTGTGATAGCACCACCTAGCACAGCGTCACCATAGACTATGGGTATGCGATTATCTGGATTTGGTTCTACTTGAACTCTGGTACCTTTGTCCTGTACCTTATTTTCTTTGTTTAAACTTTTGGCTACTTGGTTAAGCACTAGTCCTGTGACAGCAGTTCTAGCCAGAGCACTGCCTATGCTGTTGCCACCAAGATAATTCAATGCTGAACTGCCAAGACTTACAATGTCATCAATCCAACTCATTGCGGTGCTCCAAAATTAAAATTGGCACCTACTAGATTAGGCACACGATCAAAACTTACATCATTGGGATAGAATAGTTTCATGCTTTCTGGATTGGTTTTTCTTCCTGAAATTTTATTTTCTAAAAACTCCATAACGCTGTTACATTCTATGTTTATGGTATTTGTACTGGTGCGATTTTCAATGTCAAAATCTTCTTCCAATGTATAGTTGTTAACTATGCCAAAAAATCTACCTGCTGGGTTGCCTGGAATGGCTAATTGAACATTGTTTACAGGGTTAAACACCACGCGATATATCTTAACAGGAGATCCTTTTAATGAACTAGTTAAGATTTCATTAATACTGGTATTAGGGATACCGCTGATGGTCAATGTAACTGTGCTGGTACTGCCTTTGAGTTCACTAACTGTGGAAGTTACTCCCAGCAATTTACCTAGACCTACATAACTTTCACCATCAATAGTCACTGTTCCACGATAATCACTGAATCGTAGAATGTTAGAACTGGTTACTTCTATACGCACAAACAAGCCAGTTTGTATACTATCATATGAACTTAAATCAATGGCCATTATGCTGTGACCTCCACAAACACAAATGATCCACTCCAGCTTACCTGATTACGAGCAAAGATAATCCATTCTGGAAACTGTGTGCAGATCACAGTATAACTTTCATCACTGCCAGGTTGTGTATTACCATAGTACCAAGGAAATTTAGCATAGGGTATTGATATTGTAGCAGTCTGATAACGATCCAGTGCTTCTGCAGCGGCAATGTTGGTGCGTAGAGCTGTCCAAGAAATACCATCTGGCAGTTTGACTTCAAATCTCTTGGCAGCATTACCTCTACTCACAGCACGTACAGTGCCATCACGGCTCTGTGTGCTGGCCACTACTTTTTTTCTATTAATGCTTAATGATTCAGCATTGTCAACGATCCATTGAAAACTCATATCTTTTATCTCCTAGTAGGTAATGAACGAGCACCCTGTTGTGCCACAGCATGTATGAATGCTGGATCTCTAGCCACCAAAGATTTAAAACTTGATGCATCAACAGCATTGATGTTATAGGTCACATATTGGCTACCACCTAATTGGTTGTTGGGAACTACCTGTCTACCAGCAGCACCTAACAATAACTCTGGACCACGTTCACCAACCATAACAGGACCATTTGTTGGAATTATACCACCATTGGCAAATCCAGGAATGCCTAAAAATTTAGCAAATAGATTACCACTGCTCTGTAGCGTAGAACCTGTGCTGAATATTTGTGCAATAAGATTCTGTACTTGACTGCGTAGGATAGTTTCTAATACATTGGATATTAAACTTTTGAATTCAAGTTTGCCTGTTTTAGCAAAGTTAACTATGGAGTCTTCCATGCCTTGTGTGACAGTTCTAAATACTCTTCCTGCTTGTTGGAAATAATTACGACTGTCTTCTAAATATTGTTTGTAGGCTTTTTCATATCCTGCTGCAAAATTTTGTTGTAAATTACGATCAAATTGTTGTTGATCTATAGTTTGTTGACGACGTTGTTCATAGATAGCATTAATCTCTTGTTCACGTTTTAATCTTTCTTCTGGTGGAATATCTTTAATTAAAGCAATGTCACGCAGAGTTTTTAATCTAGCTTCTTCTAAATCAAATAATTGTTGTGCGCGATTAATTTCTAGATCTGTTTGTGTGGCATTCTCTCTTAAGAATTCATTTTTTCTTTTTAATAAATTATTGATACCTTCTTCTTGTGCAACTCTGGCTTTGCTCTGTGTGATGATATCTTGAATACGTTGTTCTTCTTTTCTAGTCTTTTCTAATTCTTGACGACGTGTTTCTTCTACACGTTTCTGAAGACTCATTGTCTGTTCAATGGCCTGCGCACGTGCCTTGGCAATATCTAATTCAGCCTTGGCTCTTATTTCTTTTTCTTTTTCTGCAAACTCTTTGGTCTTTTGAGCTTCAGTAAGTTTACCCTGTTCAAATACATCTAAACGAGTCTTTTTAGTTTCAATTTCTTGATTGATACGAATATCTTTGATTTGACTCTGTAGTCTTTCTTCAATGGCAGCTTCTTCATCTGCAAATTGTAGAATGGCTGATAATCTTTCAGCATTACTACGTAATTGATTTTGACGTTGAATTTCTAATAGACTGTCAGCAATTCTCTTTTGGCTAGCTTTTTGTGCTGCTATGACATCTTCTGGGGTATTACCAAATCCTCCGCCAGGTCTTGTACGATTTTGCAATCTTTGGATTTCGTTAGCCATGTCAGCTCTTGCTTGTGGTGTTTCATAGGCTGCTGGACCAGTTTTGATACCACTTGGACTAATGCCTGTTTCTCTAAATCTGCGTTTTTCTTCTTCAGTCATTTCTCTTGGAAATAAACTGGCTATGCCAAGACTTAATTCAGTTTCAAGACGAGTACCTTGGGTCTTACCTTGTCTGTTTAATTCTGCCTCACGGCCTAACATTTTATTTTGTAGTTCAGCAAATTTACCTATGGCATCATTAATATTCTGTGCTAATTTACCAAATACTGTTACTAATTTGTTGTTAATTGTTTCAGCAAGTTTATCAATAGCTTCATTATACTTGTCAATTTGTCTAATCTGCTCATCTTTAATAGGATCAGCAATGGCCTGTAATTTGGCTAATTCAAGTTTATTGATGTTTTTGCCCATAATATCAATGGCAGCAGCATATTGTTCTGCTGACATTTGACCACTACGGAAGCGATCAATGATATCACGAAGTATGGCTTCTGTGGGTCTTATTTGTCCATTAGCATCTGTGACAAATACTCCTAGTGATCTAAATGATTCTTGCAGTTTGCCATTGCCTGCAGCAGCTTCTTGAATGCTTTGATTTAATCTTGAGGCTATTTGTGCAAAGTCTTCTGCTTTACCGCCAGCTTCAACTATACTCTGACGGAAGTTCATTAATGTACCAGCAGCAATACCTGTGGCACCTGCAATATCACTGAGTTCTCCAGCCAATTGTGCTGCTCTTCCGCCCAATGTTGCAAATGCTGTGGCAGCTATTCCAGCAGCTATTCCTAGGGGACCAAGTTTGCCAATAATTCCATTAATAGTACCACCTAGAGGACCACCTACTTGAGCAAGTCCTTCCATGTCATTTTTAAGGTTGTTAATGCCTTCTCCGCCTTCAACGGATACTTTAACTTTATAATTGTCTACGGTGGTGACCATAACTTATCCTTTAATTTGTTTTCTTATTTCTTCTATAGTAGGCTTGCTCATACCTTGTGGAGCTTGACGACTATAGCCTTGCTCTAATCTTTTTGCATAGGCATAATCTGCAACAATGCTGTCATTAGTTTTTGTAGTTTTCTTTCTAGCATTGCCTGTAGCTTTAGGAGTTACACTGACAAAAAACTTATGAGCATGATCTACTAGACGTTTTTGATCTAATCTTTTTTCAACTTCTTTTAGTCTAGTAACTATTTTACTCATTTGTTTCTCACTGATTTAATCATTGCTAACATTTCATCTTGTGAAAGTTCAGGTACTGATTGCTTTCCATTGGCCTTTTCATATTGTTCATTTTCCCAAGCAAGCAAAGTATTGGTGACCATGATATCATAGATTGTGGCATTATCTCGTACATAACTGGGTAATTGACCATACATCTTTGATATGTTTCCTATACTAATTAACTCTGTTCTTGACCAGTCGTTTTTTCCTCTTGCTTGGTATTCAACTTTCCCAAAAAATTGTTAATGGCCACTAACACCGCTAGAGTAATATTAACAGGAAAAACTTCATCTTCAGCCAAGGCAGGCTTACCATCTTCATTGAGAATAATTCTTCTCAATAGATCATTTAATTGTTTACTATCTTCTGATTGTTGCAGTCTATAGAAGTTAAAATAGGTAGCAATGTCTATTTCATCCATCATCCAGAATACAATAGAATCGCCGTAGGCTTCTACGATATCTGCATCTGATATTTCTACTCTTGCAAGTTGGGGTTTTTTGGCTAGTTTACTAATGTCCATCTCTTAATCTCCTTGTCTGTTAATCATTGAATTAGCAACTGCTAATACGAAACTTAATCTGCTCTGCGCCTTTTGAATGTCATCTTTGGCACAGCGTAATTCATTTGTGGCCTTGGCTAGTTCTGCCAAGATACTCTGTAGTAATTCTTTATCGTTCTTTGAATCTATAATGTTCATATCTTTTAATCTCCATATTGTATTTACACGATTGAAAAGAAAATAGGGGCAAAACGCCCCTATTTCACGTACCTAAAAACTTATTAGGTTGCTGATACAGTGTATTCACCAGAAACAGTAATTGTGATTGGTGATACCCATACTGGAGCATCAGCAGATACAGTTGGTGCTAGACCAGTGATGTATCCTACGCCTTTGATGAACGTGTCAGTTGCTGCATTTTCAACACGGATAATAAAATTGATCAGTGTCTTGTTGCGACTGCAACCAAATACGCCCTGTTCAGCGATAGTGCCAGTGATGCTTGCACCTACAACTGTTCCAAAGAATGTTGCTGTGTCAACAACAAGATTCATAGAGATACTGTTAGTAGATGTAGTAGCAATTTGTTTCTTCGCTGTGCTGTCTAATTGACTCCAAGTAAAGACATCATTACTTGCGTTGATTGTCATATTTTGAAGTGCTGGAATTGCTAATGCTCCCACGCCTTGAGTGATATCAGTTTCACTTGATGCCACATCTAGCGTCAGAGTCACTGCGTTAGCAGTTCCTGGTGCTGGATTAATATATGCCATGTTGGCTCCTTTTATATAATTGTTGTAAATCTAAACTCAAACTCTGTGACCATTTTGTCTTCTTCATAACTGGTAGTGACATCTACTTCTCTACGGTTTACACCTTGAATAGCAGTGGCATTTCTAGCAGTCTTAATTGACGAGACCAATGATGAATAAGTTGAGGGTAATTGCTTTGCGTCTGTGCTAAAGTAGACACGAACTGATGTAGTTTCTGCGTTGATGTTAACACCATCTAACGTGGCAATAAGCGTTTCATGTGTGATCTGCTCTTGGTCCACATACACAGTCTTCATATTTTTTAAGTATAAAGCCTGACCTGATGCATCAAAGGGACGCTCATCACTGAGTCTGAATTGACCCAATGATAGACCTTTGATGTAATCGTAAATGGCGGTTCTCATCTCACTCTCTTCAAGTTATAGATACCAGGTTGACGTTCACTTTGGCTTATAGCCCCTGAACCATCAAAATCGTACCAATCTCCAGCTGTGACCAGTTCTTCAAATAACAGTTCACTTCTCTGTTTGTAGTAACCCATCTTGCGTCGTTCAGCTGAGTCCTCGTTGGAAAAATCAGCGACATTAGGCAGAATGTAATCTGCCAATGCCATAACAACACAGAGTTCAGTAAAATCGTTGTAACGATCTTTGATCTTTGATGGATTCAACGCTGGAATATCAGCCACAGTCATGATGTTAGCACTACTACGTTTTACATAGTAATCCTGCCACCATGCTGTTGTACGTAACTTTGATAAGATACGTTCTGTGGCTCTTGTCAAGTGTTGCTCAACTATGTCATCAGTAAGGCCTTCATTAGCATCAAACAGTCGTTGATCAGCGTCAATGACATCTTGATACTCAGCGAAACTTGTTACAGTCGTACCTGATTTAATGAAAGCCATTTCATATCTCCTTGATTACAGAGCCGCGTCACCAGTGATCTTAACACCGTGACTGTTCTGTAAAATAGCAGCGCCAGCAACGGCCTTGAGCACCACGTCTGTGGCACGCTCTTTAGGAAGATACAACTCGTTCATTTCAACTGAACCACGCATTGCGTGACCAATCGCTGTACGAGCAAATACAGCACCAATAGCGTCATCTGAACCGTCAACAGTGATCAAACCGCTTTCATAGATTTGAATACCAGCAACAGTACCTAGGTAGAAGCCAGAAAGAACTGAATCACCAACTGCGCTCAAGCTTGGGATTGTAGAAGCGCCAGCGTTGGCCAATTGCTTCTTAACATTGTAAGCTTGACGTGGGTGTAACACAGCAAAGAAAGGACCAGTTA